TGATTGAATTTCTTGAATCTGACGTGTCAATTGGCTAACGGCAGTACCGTCTGCAAATTTACTTGCCATGAATTCTGCGGCAAAAGCTTCCATGATCTTACGACCAAAGTTGTTTTCTTTTGCTTCGCGAATGTCTGTTTTCAATTGTGACATTTCTTTCTTGAATGACTCAGTTACTAAAGCGTTGACTTTTTCACTTGCTTTCTTAACAAAAGCAGAACGAGTTTCTTCAATGGCCTTGCGACCTTCTGTTACTAGTTTAACGCGAGCGTTTACCAGTGCTTTATGGTCTTCGTGCAATTCTGTTAATTCGCCAGTTAATTTGCGTAAAGCAAATTCTTCTAAACGAGCAATACTTTCTTTTTGTAAGTTGCGATCACCACGTAATTCTGCAACTTCATTGGCAAGAGTTCTAGTTACTAAAGTTTGTAATAACTTGGCATCTTCTTTGATTTTAGCGGCATACTTTGTACGTTGTGCCATGGCTTGTTCACGCAATGTTGATAAATCACGAGCACCTGCATTGATTGTGTCTTGCATTAGCTTGTCCATTGCTTCAATAAGCTGTCCTTTATCGTGTTCATAACGTGAAGCAAATTCTTCACGCAATTCTGCCGTTACTGTTTCACGGCTTTCTGCTAAGTGTTTATCCCAAGCGGCGTTGATATTATCGCGCACCTCTTCGGACAAAACCACTGAACCTAGCATTTCTGTAAATTGACTCATAGTTCTTTCCTCAGACTTTTTTTAGATTCGAGATGAATCTAGTTACCTCTGACTCGAGGTATTTTTGTGCGGACCTATCGTAGGTCGCCGCATTGGCCACATCCATTAAGGCGGCACGTCTACGACTACCCATTACTCGTTCGTAAATCGGGGTAGGATAGGCTTCTGGAGCACTAGGTTGTGCCACAATGTCAACTGTCACAATGTCGAAATCTTTTACATTTCCACCTTCGGATACGTTGCCAGATCCGCGACTGCTGACGCCTAACTTAACACCGCTTTCAAGCAATGTTTTAATGATATTACCCATTGGAGTTGGGATAAGTTTTAACTTACCATACCCGTTTGCACCATCCATCCACATTTCTGTAACCATATGACTTACTCGGTCAATGTTTACTTGTAAATCGTCTGGGTGATCTGCTTCACCTAGCACTGAATAACCATCATTTAATCGTGTACGAACACTCTCTACTGCATTGGCAATTTCATTTACAGGGTACACACGTTGATTGTGATTACGTACTCCGCCTTGAATAAAAACGCCTTTCATATAGAGGTCTTTACCGCCACTGGACGATTCTTTTGTCTCAACGACAATACCGGCCTGGTCAAATGTTAAATTTTCACGTAGTGGCTGTAAGTTCATAGTGTTTAGCCTCTTGTTGGCAAGTCTGACTTGCTTGAACCTGCTTCACGACCTGGAGCTGTACCTGGTTTTGCAACCTTGCTAACTGCTGGACGTGTTGTCATTCCTAAGTCTTTAGAAGTTGGAGCTGGAGCTGGTTTTGTACCGCTTGGTACGCCAGTTGCTGTTCCACCTGCAAAATTAGTTGCTGGACGAGCCATCATTGGGTTACGTTTAGCAACTGGGCTTGTTGTATTTGTAGTACCTGTTACGCCATTGGCATAACCTGTACCTGCACCAGCGGCTTGACCTTCTGTATTTGCATCTAATTTTACTTTTTGCAATTCTAAAGCTTCTTCTAAGCTTTCGCCAGTCATTTCATCGCCAAACTGGTTATTAAATTCTGTATCTTCTTCGCTGTCTTGTGACATGTCTTCGCCAGACTCTTCACCACCCATTTCTGAGTCGTTATCGCCTTCACCTGAAATCATTTCTTCAAATTCAGCTTTCAATTTTGCCAATGCAGACTCTACGTCCATCATTGCGTCAGCAACATCAGCGGCATCAGCGTCAGCTGGAACTGCGCCTTCTTCGCTGTCTAATTCTGCTTCTAAATCGTCTGTAGCTGGCTCTTCACCATCCATAGACATTTCATCATCTTCTTCTGCTTCTTGTGTCAAATCTGCGTCAACTTCGTCAACGGCTTGAGTAGCAGAGTGTGCCAGATCTTCTTGATCTTCATCAGTCATGATGTCTTCATAGACTTGACGACCGATGCTAACATAGTAATCATGTAGCAATGCAGAAGCTTTGCCTTCTTCTTTGTTAAGAAGGTGCTCTAATGCTTGCTCTAGAACTGTTTTAGTCATTTAAATGTCTCCTTGCGCTAAGGGGCACACGAATGTGCTTTACCAATAACTACTTACTATTGGCACACATTTAAATGGTGGAAATGGCGTAAAAAAGCGTGTTTTTTACGCAAAGTATTACAACTATATTACAAGAAGCTTAATATTAAAGTGCTTCTGTTGGACGGGCATACATCTTTTTAACTAGTTGTAAACGTTGTTTGTCCTCATATTTTCTAAGATCTCTGATTTTTCTTAGTCGATTTACGTGTTCTAGTGTGATACGCTTTCTGCGTAAATCGCTGAAAAGTGCGACTTCAGGATCTTCTTCCTCGTCAATGTCATTTTGGTTAGCCATTAAATCGTTAAATCTCATACGCTTACTTATCCAAAATGTCTTATGCTGGAGGTAAAGGACTTGGCGCTGTTTCTGCTCCTGGAGCACCAATTTCGCCAGCACCACCCGGAGCACCTTCTGCACCCGGAGCACCTTCTTCAGTGCCTTCTAGCCCACCTGCCAAATCAAAGTCAGTATCAGTTGGTGCTTTTAATCCAGTTGCACTAAATCCTGCGGCTTCTTGTCCGTTCATGTCAAGTGCTTCTTCACCTTCGTTTTCTTCACGCCATGCCTGTTCATTTTCCAAGATTTCATCGTCTGTCAATCCTAGATATTTCTTCAACTTGAATCTATGGCTTAGATATGGCACTTCAGCCAGCTGTCCAAATACATTAGCACGAGCTCCATCAATTTCAATTTCACGATATCCACTGAAATTCTGCGGCTCTAACATGTCAATATCAAAGTCTGAACTGTCAATATTGACACCTCTATTCTTCATAAAGGCTTTAAATTCGTGATCCAAATACGGTGCTATCAAGCCTTGTAAACGTCTGCAATAACGATTAAAGCGGAATTCTTGAATCATTGCAGTACCAATTTTACCATCAGTATATTGTGCGGCACTATCATCTGGTCCAGTTGGCAAATAGCTACTTGGAATACGTAAACCACGCAACAATTTGTTGGTGAAGAATTTTAAGTCGTCAATTTCGCCTAAGCCTGTACCACCTGGTAGCGTTTCAACTTTACTGCCACGACCATCAGCAGTTGTTGCAAAGAAGAAATCTTCTAGCATGGTCAATGGATTATAGCTGGCATCCAGTGTTGCGCCACCGCCGGTACGAGTAGGAATTCTGCGTTGATGAATTTCATTTTTAACACGTTCTACAAATGCCATGGCCTGGTGCGCTGGCAAGTTGCCTGTGTCAATATAAAACACACGGCGCTCTGGCGCACGTTGCACACGATAAATGATGATGGCATCTTCCAGCATTTCTTTCTGCTTGTAGATTTTGAATACACTATCCAAAATACTATTGCCAAACGGCCAACTGGCATCTAAACCTTCGTTCAGTGTGATATGAATCACATGTTCGCTGTCAATGGCCACTTCTGGCACTTGCATACCAGCTTTGGAATAGTTGCTACCTGTTTGTGGATATGGACCAGCAGGATTTGTTGTACCTGTTGTTGCCAGCGTTCTAATATTATCAATTGGCTTGGTGGCCACTTTACTGGCAAAGTTAGGATGTACATTAGAAACAACATATTGTTCAACATCACGTCCTTGTGCTTCGTTGATGACTGCACGTTTTACTTCAGCTGGTGCAACCCAGTACAGCTCAAATGATTCTGGATCTCTTAAGAAGAACTGATCTCCATACTTGATGGCACTACGAAAAATTCTAAACAGCTTTTGATCCATCTTGTTGATGGCACACCATTTTTTCAATGATTCCTGCACAACTTTGCTTTCGCTGTCAGTTGGTTCTTCTTTCCACATGATGCGGAAGGGCAGGTTTGTTTCCATATCAGACTGAGTACAAAACTCAGCAATGGTGTCTAGTGCGGCATTGACTTCGCTGTCTAGATCCATTTGATCATATTGACCATAACGATCAACACGATTTGGTTGACCTGTGTATACATCTGTCAACCAAGATGAGAATTTGGCCGAAGCCGTTGAGGCACCAGAACGATTACTGGAAGTAAGTTCTTTTTCTGGTTCCCAAATTTTGAAGTGTTTGCGCCATCCGCTCATTATGTTATCCTATTTTTCTACCAGCTACAAAACCTGGCTCTTCTTGTCCTGGGACGTACATTCTTGTTATAATGCCGTTGTTATACCAGCGTTGTTTACTTTTTGTTTGTCCTATTTTTAAGTAACGACCATCATTTGGTCTACCTAAATTAGCTAACCGTATTTTATGTCTTGTTTCTTCTGACTGATTTAATTGGGCTTGTCTCATTTTTTCTCTAGTCTCATCTGACTTTTTAACGCCTAATTTAGATTTTGAAATTTTTGCTTTTGTTTCAGCTGAATGGGTCCATCCAGATGTACATGCCCATTGATTTAATTTTGTATTATCTAGTAGTCCACTATCAACTTTTCTACCGTAAAATTTAATTAACTCTATTTCCAAATCTATTGCTTCATCTTCAGTCAATCCAGTTTTAACAAATATTCGAAATTCTTTGGCTGGAACAATAGTGTGCTTATGCATAGCATGTATACGTTTTCCTTTGCCCTTTCCGACATAATATGGAACATTTTCAGGCGTTACATATTGATATACATAAAAGATAGAATTAGTCGACATATTGTGTTTACTTACCTTATATTATTAACTCATCCTGACCGTACCACCACTGTCGGAGACTCGAGTGTTTGATCTAATTGCTTCTAGATCGTTGGCCATACTTTGCAAGTAGCTGATTGCTGTGGCCAGCATTTCTGGTGTGATTGTATTTTGTAAATTTGAACCTGTGTTGTTTTGAGCAGTGGTACCAGTGCCAGTAGTGTTGTTATTAGCACCTGCTAGATTTCCAAAATCTCTGTTGACACCATTGGGTGTTGCTATAGTTGCAAGCTGGCCTTGTGTAATTGTACCTGAAATTTGTCCAGGAGTTTGATTTTGTAATAAATTAGCAGTTGTGTTTGTTGGGTTAGCAGAGCTGGGTGTTGCAGAAGCAGATTTTGTATCAGTGGGCGTTGCATCAGCAGATTTTGTATCAGTGGGCGTTGCATCAGCAGATTTTGTATCAGTGGGCGTTGCATCAGCAGATTTTGTATCAGAAGATCCAAAACCCATTTGTCTACCTAGCCAAGAATTACCCAACCAATCAAAAAGTGCAGAGAATGGTGCAGTAATTATACTCCATATAGCACTAGCACCACTGGATAATATGTCAACTAATCCACCAAATGCAGAAGAAATTACTCCTGTTATACCGTCCCAAATGGCAGAAATTCCACCGGTAAACCAATCAACCAGGCCAGTAAATCCTTTCCATAACTCTTCAGAAACATCAACGATGTCGTCCCAGAATGCGTATAACAGAGTTGCTCCGCCAATTAACCAACCAATGGGTCCTGCTAGGATTTCAAATGCTCCGCCCAACATGGGCAACAGTTTGGTACCCCAAGTAGCAAAGAATCCGCCTACTCGTCCTAACATGGGTACCAATTTACTAAACCAACCAGTTACTGGACCCAAAAATTTGCCCAAACTGCCAAATCCACCAATTACAGAAGCCCAGGCTGACCTTGCCATGGCTATCAATGCTGGGATGACTGTGCTCCAAATAGATGCGCCCATTGCAATCAAGCTCTTGCCAGCATTGACAGCATATCCGCCAATCTTTGTACCAAAGTCTTTAATTGAATTTCCCATGCCACTTAGCCCACCAATGTTTTCCCATGTCTTTTTAGCAGATGCAACAGTAGCTTTAGAAAAACTTACAAGTGCACCTACTGCCCCATCGGCCACTGCTTTAGTTGTGTTCCACATCATGCCTGCATAACTTCTTAATGATTTGCCTATTCCACTAATACCGCCTGCCTGATCGTATATTGCTTTGGCAGTATTTGCCATCATTCCTGTATAACTTCTTATATAAGTCCCAACAGTTTTTGCTAATCCAGTGAATCCACCAACTTGAGTGTACAATGCTTTGGTTGTTTCCCACATCATTCCTGTATAGCTTGTTACAACTCTACCTAGTCCAGTGAATCCACCAATGTTTTTCCAAAGCTCTTTGGTAGATGCCCATAAGCCAACTCCAAAATCTTTTACACCCATTGCCAATTCTTTCATTGACTTTCCAGACACAAGTCCTGAAGTTATAGCACCAGCTACCAGTGGTGCCAACATTCCAAGTATGCCAACCATTACACCTGTCAAGCCAATTATTGAGCCACGCAATAAATCCAATGCTGTGTTCAGCTGATTCATTGTTTTGATATTAT